GATAAATCATTAAATTCAAAATTATTTTCAGGAGCATACCCTCCACCAATAACGCCTTTGATGTTAGGGTTTTTTAACAAGTTAGCTATATCTCGATGATATTCTTTCGAAGGCTTAGTATTTCCCCTACCTTTCATTTCGCCCAAAAGTCCATTATTAACTACAAAGGTCAGGTGTGGCTCATGGTAAATTTTATCTCCAACCTTATATTCTGTTCTAAGAGATAGTAACTTATCTCCTTCTACTTCAGATGGAACATTCCCGCAATGTCCCATCGCCTTACCTTCATTCCTACAAGCTCCAACACCCAATCCAAACCAATGTCTGTTAGGCTTAGCTCCTTCGACTACTTTCTGAGTTTTTTCTGAAGGTTTTACAAGATTTTTATTTTCTTTGATTCTGTTATTATACTGATCGTAAGCATCCTGAAACATTTTCATTCCGGTATGCAGATCGTGCTGTTTGTCAAATCTTACTTTTGCCACTTCCGGAATATGAGTAGAACCACCGAAGTGTTCTAGCTCTTGTTTAACTTCTGGGGTAAAATCTTCTGGCTTATTCTTGTAATGTCTAGCTGCCCAAGTTTGCCAATTCTGGTTTGGCAGGGCTTTTGAAGCCCAATTGGCAAATTCATGATGGTGTTGTTCGGGCTCAGGTCCCATCATCTGCAATATGTCTTTTTTTCCTTTTTGTAGAGGTTCAAAGTTCTCAACAGAATTCTTTTTTATATCTGTAATTCTTTTAATCGGATGACCAAAATGATCGTAATTTGGATCGTGATGCACAGAATAGTCAGTACCATGATCATGTAGGATAGCTTTGGTTTTTGTAGGTTGCAATATCTTAAATTTATATCCTTGAGCTTGAAGCTCCTCTGGATACAAAGCTTTTTCAATCTTCTCAGGCAAATCCTTACCTTTTGATTCTTTATCCCAATGTTCTACAGCTTTTTTACCACCCAAAGCTTTCATCCCAGCAGGTGTATGTGCCCATCTTCTTTGGGCTTCTGAAACATAAGGCTTCATTAGAGGTTCGTATTTCTTAGATGTTTCAGATTTTTTTGTTTTATCTGTTTTTTTATCTTCAATTATTATATGACTATTTTCAAAATCAAAATTATGGGTAAAAATTGTTCCGTCTGGCAAGACGGAATACATATTTTTAGGCTTCGTTTCATGAAACCTTGTACCTTTACCCATAACTACCTTGCCTGGGTTGGGACCATGATGATAAATCATCTTGTGTGTATATCCATCAGATTCTATATGAGAATCTTGTCCAGTTAAGTATGCAAGATTTCGGGCTGCTTCCTTTTGCTCGTCAGAAGGATTTACTATCAAGATTGATTTTTCTGGTCTATCATAATAATTGTACAACGAATAAACATTTTTACTAGAAGTATTCTGCTTTAGAAATTCCAAAGCATCTTCATGCCTGATAGGCATCTGAACCTTATCCGGATAAGGCGAATTCTCTACCGAAAATATGATATGGGGCTGACTTATCAGATGTTTCATGTCTACCCTTAGATAGTAGTTACAAACATTTTTTGTCCCATCAATCTTTGTAGCTGCTTTAAAATTTCTCTTTTCTTAAGCTGAAGCTCATTTATTCTGGTCTGAAATATAGCTGGACCAGGATTCGATGAGCTCTGTCCGATACCGTCTTGACTGATACTTACAGAGGTATTTGAGTTGTTAGGAGCAATGCTACTTAGTATGTTCAAAGCGGCGTATATCCCTACCAAGTTATTTACGATGATAGGAACCTGCCCAGCATCTTTTGCAAGACCAGCAGTGATGGTTATCTGCCAATAGGCTGGGACCCATCGAAGCCCGTCTAGTACGGTCAAAAAAGCTATTCCCGCATTCCCTACTGCCCCTGTTACCGAGTTCACACCATAGGCCGCAAGTAGCGGAACAACATTTATAAGTCTTTGATGAAAGTTGGCCGTATCTATCCATTCTGATGGGATCTCAAAGATGTTCTCCCTGTTGGCAGAAACGATCGCAAGCTGCTCGATAGAAATGATAGGCCCTGCATTCGTTCTCAAATGAATATATGATTTGTAATCGTTATAATGAAAAGGGAGTCTTTCAACAAACTGCTCAGCAAAAACCGGAACCTTAAGTTCCATCTCAACTTCGTTTATCGCCATGTTGATTTGGTCTTTCAGCTCTTCGGTTGTATAGCTGACACCTGAAGGAAGTCTTTCAAGGATACCTTTAAGGTATCTACTTTTTAGCTTAGCAGGGGTAAGAAGGGGCTCTACCCTGGTAAGTAGGCCGGATGTTCCGTTTGCCTGAACAGGATAGGTTTTCGTGTTTATAGCTTTTGTTTTTGTGTAATCAGCCATTAGCATCCACCCTGATTAAACAGTTCCACAACAAGGCCCTGCAAGACAACAAAACGCCTTGTAACTCCGCCTTCGGTAAAGATAAACTGAACATTCCCCGAACTAGGCTTTTCTGTACTTAGAAGATCCACCTTCCACAATGAGCCATCAAGAGACGATGCTTGAATTGCTGTTTTCGTTATGACATTATCAGGGTTTACCGCTGGAAATACAACCTGAACGGAAGGGCTGGCCCCTGTAGGGATATATCTCAACCCATCTTGGTCAAGATCGACCAGTTGAAAATAAAGGGTATTAGGCTCATCTAGCCTAATCGTCCACTCGGATGATTTTTGGAAAGAGTTAACATTTTGAAAATTTTTCAAAGTTTGTGCTGAAAGTCTCACGAAACACTCCTATGGCCTACCCTTTAAAGATTGCCTTTGATAGACTCTTCTGTTTGTGATAAAATATCATATATTGCAGGAGAGGCAATATGATTATCGGTTTATCAGGATGGAGAGGGTCAGGCAAGGATGTAGCAGCAAGCTTTTTGGTCAACGAGTTCAAATTTAAGAGGATTTCTTTTGCCCATACGTTGAAAGATATGGTCGCAGAACAATACGACATCCCTAGAAACTCTTTGGATGACCCAAACTTAAAAGATGCCCCTTTATTCCAATACCCCTTAAATCCTCAGGATGATTTCTCTAAGATGATCTCGGATTTCCTTAAAAAGGAATTTAAGATGGATGGCAACGGCAAGCTTTACTGGACACCTAGGGCTTTGGCTATCCTTGAAGGGTCGGTCAAACGTAGTGTTAATGCGGCGTATTGGACGAATAGGGCTTTAAGCCAGATAAAAGCGGGGGATCTGGTGGTTATCTCAGATCTTAGATACAAGTCCGAGGCTTCTCAGATCAGAGGGTACGCCAACGCCACTGGCCAAAAATCTTTGCTGATCAGGATCAACCGTTTTGATGAATCTCCTTCTGACGACCCATCAGAACGCGATCTAGATGATTATAGATGGTTTGACGCGGTTATCGAAAACCGCGGCAGCTTGGAAGAATATAAGGAAAAGATCTTGAATTTTGTTTTTTCTAAGCTATAGATTTATAGACCATCTAATTTTGCCGCAGTCCCAAATACGCGAATATCCTAGGGATTTGGCCATCTCTAGCTCGGTATTGCCTACAGCTCCTTTTTTCATTAGGTTATTTTTCTTACAGGATTGTTTAGAGATACGTCTGTAACACCCTTCTTTAACATAAGAATAGTCTGGTGGGAGTTCTTTAGGAACCATACCAAGCTCCCTATAAACCCCGCCATCGCTCCATCTGTTATCAGACCAAGATACCAAAGACCTAAAACCCAATTCCTTTGCTTTTTGTTTTATGGCTTTAAAAAGCTTGCTGGAACCGCCAACTATAGCATAGTTGCTAAAACATAACCTACTTAAAACCGCCTCTTTTCTGTTTTGTCTATGGTGTTTTGACAGGGTCGCACATCCTACTATTTTACCCTCATATATCAAGCCAAAAGCGTACATAAAAGAACAGCCACCTTGCAAATGGTTATTTTCAAGGAATAATTTTGCTTCTTCTTTTTTAAGCTCCACGATTTCTGTGTTTCTTGCATATATTCTAGGCAACATCCCTAGCTTCGCCTTTAGGATATTCTCAATTTGTGGTCTCCGTTCAAGCCACTCGTCTTCGAATATGATTATAAGTTGGATACCTTGAGTTTTACACAGATCGTGCTTTAGTTTGTGGTCGTTTCGACATTTCCTATTCTCCGAATGCCAATACAAACCACAACACTCTATGCCTATATTTTTGTTTTTTATTAAAATATCTATTTCTAAAAATCTATTAGTTAAATGATTTCTAATTATAGATTTATCATTTTTTATAGGATTTAAACCCAAATCAAATACAAATTTAAATATATCATCATTAGGTTTACTTTTTCTGGCTGCACACTGCGGACAACCATGACCTTTTTTTATGGAGTTTAAATTTGAAACAAAATATCCATGACGCAAACACAAGAACTTCGTTTTTGACAGGACAGTTTGATAATCACCTAAAAGCTCGTACCCAAAGCTTTTGGCCTGATTTTTTGCCTCTTCTACAGGAATTCTTCTAGCTTTTCCAGATTGTTTGTGTGAGCAATACTTGCATCTTCTACCTTTTTTGATTTTGTCTAAAGTCAAAAAAGATGAGGTTTTGTGTTTATTGCAAAAAATTTCTATCTTTTGTTTATATCTTGCGTATTCTTTAGAAAGAACAGTATAGGTATCTGAATCTACTATTTTTTTAATCTCTTCTATCGTAGTTCTCTTTTTGCCCCTAAGTTTTAGGGCACATTTTGGGCATCCACCATCTTTTTTAGCATTTAGAATTATCTCAAATGTTGTGTCAAAAAGTCCATGTTCTTTGCATTCAAAGGTACATTTTGTACTTTTATTTTGATAGCCAGAAACATACTTAATTCTATCTCCATACTTTTCTTTCAAAGAAGCTAATAGTTTTTTAAATAAACTAGCAGAATTTCTTATCGCCCTCTTTTTAGCTGAGCATTTTCTGCACTTATAGCCATTTTTGATGGCCTTTAAGGTCATAAAAAATTCACCATGCTCTTCGCATATAAAAGGTATCTTTGTGATATTGTTTATCTTTGAAAGATCAGATAACGTTGTTTTATAGCCAAAATCAGATATGTATTTTTCTATTTGATTTATTGATGTTTTTGTTGGCACATAACTATACTATCACAATAGGAAGATTAAGGACAATGGTGATAGCTCCAGCATAAAAATAAAGCCCCTCTTTGGGGGCTTTATCAAGATGCTTGTAAGTATTTGAAGTTATTAAGGAAGACTTGTTGCGTCTGGTTCTTCTTGGTCTCCAGACTCGTCTGTAATCTTTATTCCCATATAAGTTATCGATATTCTGGATGTAGCCCGAGCATTTACGCCTGTATTATAACTATTAGGAATACAACCAATCGCATTCATGATCAGCTTTCCAGTTTGACGATCTCGGATAGAGATCGTGACCGGTCCAAGATTTAAAAGATCTTGAAGCTTTGGCATTTTGGGAAGTAAGTGGACGCCCTGATCAACAACCCTGAAACCGGAACAGTTGATAGTGACGGCCTCGGCGCTTACGGGGGCAATTTCATCTGGTCCAAACCTACCTAGAATATGAATAGGCTCTGTTCCGATGTTTACCCCATAAGTACAGCTTTCAAAAAGACCAACAACTTGGCCATCTACGCTAACCACCGCTCTGGGACCTGTAAGTGTTTTTGCCATTTTATACTCCTAATTCCTTATGCGGCCTGTTCGACCTGACTGATATCGATAGAGATCGGGATAAAGAAGATAGTAGTAGCAAGTTTAATCTCAACCTTAACAGTCATGGTTGGCCCGCTAATAGTAACATCTTCATTTTTGTAACCCAAAGGCGCATCATCACTGGATGCGATGAGCTTAATCCTTCGGTAAATATCCATCTTTTGTGCTAGGAAAGCCAAGGCGTCAGCTCTTGTTACATCGGCCAAAGACTTACCAACAAACTGAGTTTGGAAGCTATCGGCCAGATCTAGAGCGAGGACATCTGCGGCGTAAACAGCTTGTAGGCTGTTATACACAAAGTTAGAGTCGATTCCGTATGTTGACTGGTCGCTTACCCACTTAACCCCAGCAGTAGCAGATTGTAGCAATAAAAGACCGGCAAGTAGTGCCTGTTCAACATCTCCGGGAGAACCACTATCAAAGCCAGCAGGATCTTTGTAAGCGATCACGTTGGCAAGTTTGTTTGTGAAAGATTTATAGAATCCAGCGGCTTGCATTCCAGCAGCAATACAGGCAGAGTACCATGGAGCAAATGTTTGCTTTTCTCCTTTAGAATCTATCTGGTCAACATCTTGGAATGTAAGGTAGCATCGATAACTAGCTAAAGTTGCCGCTTTTGCTTGGGCGTCCGAATAAGAACCTTTAAAAGAAAGCATCGCAACGCGATGTCTCTTAAGTTTAGCGGTACTCATCTTAAGGACATGGCTCTTGGTGGCAGCATGAATAGCATCGATGGTGTAGGTAGAGCTTGATTCTGTTAAGGCATCGGCGATGTCATCTGTAGCATTTCTGCTGAAAAGAGGAACTACGAAATTAACAGCGATACCCTCAAGTTTTGTCAAAGCATCAACGATATCTGCACCTGTAGTGGCACCTTTAGTTCCACCGCTTAGGAAAACATAAGCAGACATAGGAGATGGAAGACCTTCCTTATCTGTGGCAGTGAACTCAACGGCAGAGCTTGTAGCGATCGCATCTTTGAAGTTCTTTAAAGATCTTTTGATTCGACCGGGCTTCAAAGAAGCACCAGAAGCGCAGATTCCGATGTTGGTAACCTTGTCTAGATCTTTAGGGTTCATTTGAGCGCCGAAAGTTGTGGCAGAAGCTGAGTATCCGGCTTGGGACGAGATGAAAGCTGCCAAATCAGTTACGGTAGCGTACTGAGTGATGTCGATAGAAAGGTTGGAACCTGTACCACCGGTTACTGTGGTAGTTAAGATGTTTGCGTTGGAGATAGATAGGGTTGCTGTGGTACCAGCATATCCGACTTCCAGCGCAATTTGGCCTTTTGCTTCTAATGTTTCATCCAAACCGATATCAGATCGGATTACAGAAACTTCGATCTCAGATTCAGCGGCAGATTTATAAAGACCAGCAGTTAAGGCAAGAGCGGTAAGAGATCCAGAAACTATCTCAAGAGTTTTTCCCCAACCCTTTCTGTAGTTAGCAGAATCGGCGTCAATGCTGATCTCAAAAGTGTTGGCCGCAGTACCAGCAGCAGCGGTTAAGCCGGTTGGTAACAAACCGTTAAGCTCGGTAACCAAAGTTGCGATGTCTGAGTGGTTAGCAGGAACGTTGCTCAGTGTAATGGTTTGGACCGCGCCTCCATTGATCCTGAAGTTAAGGGTTGCACCGTCAAGGGCGGCACCAAAAGCAGGCACCGTACCAGAGATGACTGTGGGGGTATCTTCAAGTTGGCTTGCAGTAATCTTGTACTTGATCTTGTTGCCGTTTTTCCCAAAATTGTTGGCTTTTAAAGTTCCGTAGTTGGTATCTACAACAGCCTGTGCTTTTGTACCTGTATTTGTTTTTAGGATGTAAACGCGATTTACGGAACCTGTAATATCGGCATCAGCAGATGGAGCGCTCAATGCTCGAAAAGCGTCAACGATAGGACCGGAAATGTATTTCTGCTGAACCTTGGATGCCTGATCGGGGGTATAAAAATTTTCTTTCAATTTCTCGGTTGTGTAGCTTTCTCCCCCATCGGCCTCACCGATGATTGCCACGACACCTGTCGCACCAATCCCCACAGGAGTAGATCGAACGTTTTGTTCGAAGTAGGCTCCTGGAGTTACTGTTGAAATGAATGATGTTGTAAGTCTGATTGCCATTTTATTCTCCTACTTACTTTTTAAGTCCAAAGTGTTCTAAACCCTGTTCAAAAAGCTCGGGCTTGTCAAAGCCTGAAGCTTTAAGATGGGCCCAAAGAACTTCTTCAAGATCTTTTGATTTTTTATAATCCTTCTTAGCTATTGCCCAAAAGGCAGAAAAAGCTTCCCTAGCGTCCTGCGAACTTGAAGGTGCTTCAAAGTTAGGCTGAACAATCGAGCGAAACTCCTTTTCTTCTTTTTCTAGAGCTTCCCTTACGATTTCTTCAGTGGTTTTTTTATCAGGATTTCTTTTTCTGCCCATAATTATTTCTTCCTACAAGAACCTTTTGTGTATGGCTTCTTTCCGGGAACAGGCTCATATCCTTCCCAGCATCGCCCCTCAGCTTTTGCCATCCTCTTGGCCTCAATCTTCTCCATAAACTTTTTCAATTGAAGAGGTCGCTTCGCGATAAGTTTTTCCTCACCTTGTGGGGGTTTAGGCTGTGGAACATTGACCTCTGCCATCTGCGCTGAGTTTTGGTTTCTTGGATCCATCTTTTCCATTTTAGATGACATCTCGCTTTTATGAAGATAATTTTTGGCCAATTCCTTAGCTCTAGCTAGGATGCCTTCCGCAACTTCTTTTGCCGTATATTCCTTCTTATGTTCCACTTTCGACCTCTCAAAAAAAGATTCATGCTCCACAAAAAATGTAATAATTTCAAGTATTTTTATACTATTTTTGTTTCTGAGATTTTTTCATGGAACATTTTTCCATGAACTTCCTCAACTTTCCCACACCTTTTTCTTCTTTCATCATTAAATTTGTATCGCCAACTTTGTTCATACCCGGCATCTTTGGACTTGACATTTTTGGGCTCGGCATCTTTGGACCTGACATCTTTGGACCTGACATCTTTGGGGGCATTCCAAGCTGGGCCTCAGCCTGAGCTTGCTTTTGTTGGTGCATTTCTGAAATAGACATATCTTTATTAAGAACATTTTCTTTTTTGGCGGGAATGCGATCGGAGGGCACCTCAGGGATCATGTTTGGGTCAAGAATATCTCTAACAATATGCTGGGTAGCATGGGAATTGCTGCGCTTAGATTCCAAAGCCTTTTTAAAGGCTTGATAAAGTGATTTTTTTAAGCCACCATTTCCCATACAGTTAAGATTACCTCTCTTTAGTCATCATCATTATCTTCGTCTATAGTAGTCCAAATATCGTCTTCTGTATCAAGAGATTCTGGACTATCTAAGTTCGATAAGATCTTAATACCAGAGCGGAATCCTTCTTCGTTTTCCTCATTAATTTCAACAGCTTCGATGATTCTAAAAGGTGTTTTAAGCCAACTATTCTCAACTTGTCCTGTTAGGGTTATGTAACGACTGAAAACATTTTCTCCGCCAGGTCCTTCAAAGTTAGGATTTTGTACAAGATCACTGCTACTTACCGAGCTTTGCGTAAATTGCCTACCCTCTAAAAGGCTTTCTCGGTACCTTAAAATTGTATAAAGCACGATAGCATGGAGCCAAAGAAGGGGTGCTGGATCTCCGTGTACATGACATCCAATCGAATACGTCTCTTGAAAGAAGGTGTGCTCTCTTCTCGCTTTATAGATCTGATACTGAGGAACAATACCTGCTCTTGTAAGGCTGATTTTAAGGTTCGGTTCTAACTTGATACCGTTTGAGATTACTTCCTGAATAATATAACCATTTCCTGTATCTGGGTCAACAAGGATTTGGCCTGAACGGACACCCCTCATACTGACCGAATCTGGTACAGTAAGAACCCCTGTAGTTTGATCATAAGAAATTGGTATAAAAGGTTTTACGATATAAGGTATAGGCTTACCGATCTGATTGGGCATCAAGGTTTCTACCTCCGTTGAGAGATCGCCAAGATGCTTCATCTCTTCCTTCTCAGAGGAGCTACCAAGGGCGATTGTTACGCAAGGGAATTGATCCTTATCATTTCTGTAGCGCAAATTTACTTCGATCTTGTTATTAAGAAACCAATCTTTAGCTGCATCTATCTCTTTTTGGCCGTACTTATCCTTTAAAGCTGGTTCTTTTGTAAAATTTGCAAAAACATCATCTAGAAGCCAGAGGTTCTTTCTCATGTCTTCTAATCCTTGACGGATCGCTTCTGCTATGATTACATCTCCAGCAAAGATCATTTTGTATACTTCTCCAGTATCGAAGGTAATATCTCATCATTAAAGATTTTCTCTGCCCACTCTAAGGCTTCATCCATAAACTTTTTCCCTTCCATTCCAGGATGGATCCATTTAGACCCCTCATGTTTAGTGCTTGCAACCCTAAATGTCATGATATCTCGTCTAATTTTGCCAGATGGTAACTTTGTTTGGTAGATTGTAAGACTGTCCAATACCCCATGAGACGCTCTAGCACTTGGTCTTGGGGATTGAATATCTTTTATAACATGAAGTCTGCCTAGCTTAGGGCTTCCGTCTGCGTTGTACTCAATTTTTTTATAGGGGATGTTTCTAGCTTTTAGCTCAGATTTTACCAAACTTACGATTTCCTCGGATTTTCTAGGAGTTTGACTAGGTGGCTTATTGTGCTGAAATGGTATGGCTTTGTACCTAGAGCCGTCTTTTGCCGTTTTTGCATTTCTTCTAAGAAGGTCAGGTATCATAGAGCCGGATTTTCTACCCTCTTCTATAAATAAGGCTGGCTGATCAAGGCTTACTACCCAGATGCCCATCTCTATCTCTTTAAATTCAAGATTGTTTAAATACAATTGTCTAGTTGATTTAAGCTTTTCAGAAGCAAGCTCTTGAGTCTTTGCATGGGTCATCGAAGCCACTTGTTTTACGCCTTGCGTTAGAGCTTCTTCGACCTCTTTTTTAAGTTCGCCAAACTCTTTAGCGATAGCTTCTGCATCTACGAAAAACCTAAGGTTAGGCATCAATACCTCTCGTGGGTGATGTCCCCGCCGTTATCTAGCATCATCCCAATCTTTCCATCGATATATTTCATTCTTCCGGTCTGATTGTCGACAACTTTGATTCGGCCATCGTTTGTGACAAAACCTTCGGGCCTTTCTGGTTTAGCTACATGGCGTGTAGTTTGTTTGGCTGGCAGGCGTTTTGGGTTTGTGCCTGTCAGCCTCTCTGCTTTGGGAGTCTTTGCTCCTCCTCTCGTTGCTCTGGATCGAAACCAGATGGGCCATCGACAATTTCTTGTTCCTGTTCTGAAGGTGCAACATCAGGACTGATCATCCTGGCAAGCTCGATCATGTTATGAAGAAGACCGAGGATGGAGGCATAAAGTTCTGGCTTGGCTTCTTTTATTTGTTCCATAAGTTCTTTATTCTGTTTGAAAGCATCCAAATTTGCCGCAATCCTTTGTAATATGTCCTCATTGGTTTCGACATCCATAAGGTCCGCA